AAATTATTTTTGGCGATCATTATAAAACTGTTGGTAATCCTAAACCCGATGTAGTGAATAAGATTTTAACTATTCAGAAAAACATTCACGAATTAAAGATGTTGTTTGACATGCAAAGAACTTCGTATACAACAATACCAACTAATTTAGATACTGCAACGATACCACAGAAATTTTTATCAATATATCAACAAAAACTTCCAATGATACATAATGTTGTATGTCCAGTTTGTAAAGGTTTGCCATATTTAGCTATCTTTCCTGATCCTTTATACAGATTTGCCCCATTTGGATTGACCACGAATCCAGACCCACTAGGATTAAATAACTGGAAAGAAAACGCAAGATATGGTGGATCGTGTTGGGATCGTACTACAAAACTTACTTTCGATGCAGACGGACATTTAGGATCATCAACCGAAGGTGTTGAAGGTTCTGGTATGACACTAGAAGATATGTTTGGTAGCGCAGAAGCAATGGCAGCAATTTTTGGTCCCGAAGGAGCTAATTCACAATTTATTCCGGGTTGTAACACATACTTTATACCGGGTGTTTCTGATAGTCCATATAATATGTACGGACCACCCTTTACTTGTGAACCCATACCTACACACATTTTAGATGGTTGTTATGGGGTATTTGCAGGACAATTTTGTAAATGTTGTAATCCAAAAGGTCAAATGGTTAAGAATCAATCCGCTGCATACGCACTTGGTATAGGATTATCACCATCATCCGAAGGTACTACATTCTTACCTGAACCAAAGAAGTTACCAAATGGTGCATTAGATCAATTGATTATAACTACTGCACCAGCATTAACCGAATTGGAAAATAGTTTAGGTAGAGGTGGAGATGAGATTATACAAATTACATCTAATAAAATTGAAACTATTGGAACAGTAATGAACGATTTGAAATCCATCAGAATTGACCCTATCGGTAAATTAAAAATTGATGGATGTGTTGTAGCCGCACAAGGTACATATAATAATTTTAAACCTTCTCCACATGTTGAATATGTTGATGTAGTTGATTTACCAGGTGATTATATTTTAACTGCTATGAATAAATATAAATTACTAGTGGGGTCTAAAGGTGTAAATATTCAAACAACTGGACCAATTGATATCTATGGCACAATTGTTAATATCACTGGTGAACAATTAAATATATCATCTGAAAATGAAATTATTGTTGATGGTGGTGAACGTTTAACATTAAGAGCTAGAAAAATAACATTATTACCAGTTGAACATAATGCTGTTGTAGTTGAAGGGCAATTACACGTAACAAGAAATACTATCATACAAGGTGGACTTATGTGTGAAGGGGAAGTTGGTTTATTACATGTTACTGCACCTATTGAATGGCAGAAAACTGAAATTGGTGCTTGGAATTTATTTCCTGATTGCGAACCTATTTTATGTAAGATTAATGGGGAATTTGCTACAGTAATATTACCTACACATTCACATTGGTTCAAAAATATTCCAATAAGATTTAAGCAACATAATGAAGCTGTACGTGAAGGTATGATTGAATTAGGTATTAATTCTAGAAATAAGACAGCAACTTTATTACCTGCTGAATTAGGAGAAGCATTAACCACCACAGGATGGCAGCTTTCATAATTATGAGTACAATTAAGAATAATTTTATACAAAGAAACAACAACAAAAACACTAACAGTTTTTTTGATGCGGGTAAATATATTGACGAAATATTAGCAAATGATAAATATGCATATATCATACCTAATTCTTCATTGTACAATCTAGCCGTTAAACAGTATAATACTAATATCGAAAATACATTAATTCGACCATCAGTACCATCTTGGTTTTGTGGTAAGATTAATCCAGCTACAGGAGAATTGATATCGACTTTAACGGACGAAGAACTTAGAGTTATTGGTGGGGTAAGTCCAACTAATGCAAATACCCAACCACCTTTATCTTCCCTTATAAATTTATGGCCTGTTGATGAATGTTTAAGTACTGGATTACCCGGTTCTACTGGATATAGCACATGTGAATCTGTGGATGAAATAATAGATTCTACTACTGACTACAATAGTTCAGTAGATTCCTATCCACACGAACCAATTTTTATTAAAGGTGATAAACGACATTTCGATGATGTAGTAGGTGATATCATCAGTGGAAATTGGTGGTAAGGAGAAATATGAGTACAGAAAAAGTAACACCAGTTGAACCAACCGAAGTAATAACAACACCAGCAAAACCAGTTAATGCGACTGATAGACTTGGTTGTTTAAAAACTCTAGCAGGATTAAATCAAAGTAAAACTGTTACATTTAAAGAACGTGCAGTAATGTTACGAGATTTAGCAATTAAAAATGCTCAAGTTTATATCAAAGCTTTTGTTGAACAAGTAACTGCACCGATCAACGCAATTATAGATCAATTAGCTGCAAGTTGGGATCAAGCCAAAGCTTTATATCAAGGTAGAAATGAATTAGCTCAACAATTACAAAGAGATGCATTAGAAAAATTACCAGCCATCCCACCAATGGCAAGTGGTGCTGCATCATGTTTAATCAACGGTACAATACCTTTATCTACTGATGTGATAAATCCTGTACAAGACCCTACTAAACCTGTTAATGTTGTCACTACAAGCATTGTAGGTACTATAGAAAGCACTCCACCTAGCAATAATCCAGCTAATATTGGTATATTATCATCTGCTGATTTAATTAAAAAACAACAAGATAGTGATAGTAAATTATTAAAAAGTGAAAAAGCTACGGTTATCTTGAGTAGAATGACGGATTCGCTTAGTGGCTCTCCTAGTGATATGAGAGATACAATTGAATCTGTTAGCGGCAAACATCCTGATCTCGATAGTATTATAGCATTACATCCATTAGGACAACCATATTCAGAATATGCATCTTCTACCATTACGTCATATACACCTGATAAACCATCTTTACCTTTAGGACAATGGAAACAGATAACTACACTATTAGGAGAAAAGGCAGCAAAACCAGAAGCTATTAAACGTAGTATGAGATTTAAATTACCACCAAAAATTTTAGTAGAAATTGACTATGCTTATGATAAAACAAACGAACAGTTATTGAGTAATTTACCTAACGAATTTCAAAAGGGTTCATCACGTATAACTGGTGGTGTAAATGTTAAAGGTGGTACAAAGGCATCAGGATTTCATTTACTAGGTGATAAATCTTACTTAGAAAATCATATACAAAATCCACTATTTCTAACACCATATTTAACTAGTGTATTGGCTGCTATGGGACCAAAAATTTATTTGAATAGAGTATTAACTCCATCCACAGATAATATTACAGTCTCAAAAAACCCATATCAAGATAATGTCGAATTATATCCATGTACTTTAGATGCTAGAGGTAATATTATTAGAGAACCTATTAAAACGGTTAATGAATCTAGTATTAAACCTGTAGTAACAAATTAAGCAACTGTTTTATCGATCTTCAAATCGTCATAACTGTGTAACTTAACTGCATAAACTTCGTTAACATATGAACCATCACCACGGAAGATGTGTTTTACATTTGTTGTAAACCATTGTCCTAAAAGCTTGTAATCCATTTTATTATCACTGAAAGACATACGATCAATACCAATAAAACGTCCTGTTTGTCTAATAGGAAGACCTACAGCCTGAAAGCGCATACACTGGTTAAGGAATAAAGCCCAATGTAACATATCACCAACACCATGACGGATAATAGCATCTTTATCACTTCGTGGGGAATATACAGGTCGGATTGTGCTGTTATCGGTCTTATTCTTATTAATGGTAATCAATGGGTATAAACCTTTAACTAACAAGTTTTTATCGATATACATTGTCTTTACCTTATCAACTATTTTGGTAGGATTACTATCAGCTAAATTAATTGAGAACGTTTTATTCTTAAAGTCATAACTATGTACAGGAGTAGAAACCATAAGACTTGTATTGATATCAGTAGACATATCAACAAATTGGTAAGCCTTAATAAGACCTGAATGGAAATCTTTATCAGTCTGATATTCTTGTGATTTAGGTGCTTTTAATACTGATGTAGAGGGTTCACCAACAAGTTCTTCAAGATACATATGTTCTAGCTGATATTCTTTAGGAATATTCGGACTATTACCAGCACGTTTAAAAAATTCATTTATAGGTATAAAAGAAAATTCACCTGTATCACGTTCTTTATTAAAAATACAAATATCACGTTCATTTAATGGTGCTATTGTAGTGGATTTTTTACTCATATGATGTTGTAACAAATATTGAATATTCTGCCATATATTTTTATCACTATAAGTCGAATAAAATAATTCAGTAGAACCTTCATCAAAATTAGATGAAATAGGAAATCCATGATCAGTTAAAATTGATTTAATTGCAATACCTGTTGGCATTTTACGCTCATCATCTGATGCTTGTGCTGGATCATATGCATCACCCAATTTACGATATGTAGGATTTAGTGTAGATTTAGCTGTAGACCACTGTATTTTATTATCAAGCATTTTTTGATAATCTGCATCCCAAAAATAAAACTTCTTTTTCTTTCCACCTACATCAGCAGAAGTTAAATCTTCTTTATCATAGATTACACAGTGATGTGTCATTACCCATTGTTTCTTAGGTAATTTACCGTCAGGGTCTACAAGATTTATAGTTATATCAAGATAATCTCTACCATCATTTCTAAAAACATAAGGTTTATTAGTTTCAGCATTAAGTTTAAGTTTGGCATCTGGAACTGAATTTGTTAAAGCAGTATTTGATTCCATAACTCGTTCAATTACTTCATGCGGATTTTGATAGATAAAAAAACCACGAATAGGCCAAAAGTGTAAATCATCTTCAATTTCGAGATGATCGATTGCGGCTATATTTAGATACCAAGTTTCACCAGAGGGATTGAATATTTTCAAATCAACCATATAATGTTTACTATTATATTGTTTATAAATTTTACTATTATCTGTAGACATTCTATACCTCAGTCAATCTGGCTAATATACTTTTAACTGTATCAATACGTATGATTTTTAAAATGGTTCCACCTTCGGGTTGTTTGGTAGGATTATCTATTTGATTTGCTGCACACACAATCCACCACAATTTAACATTTTTATAGGCTTTATATGCGATATTTGGATAAGTTTCATCTGGCAATGTCTGATAATAATCGAATACATCAGGGTCTAATTCATTAGGAAAATCTACTTTCTTTAATAAATTGTAGTAATAAAAGTTATTTTCATCTGTATAAATGTTGAAAATATTCTCGTAATTTTCAGATGTTATCTGATCAGCTTTAGTTGTTATATCAGTTATTTTCATTCTGTTTTAATTCCCAACATAGTCTTTACCTCAAATGTAGCAGCTTGACCCGCATGACCAACTTCTGCTAATGTTGACGCTACTCTGTTACTAGAATCAATTGCCATAATACGTCTATTGTTTACTGCCGCATCTAATAATTGTCTAGATTCTACTATCAATTCAGTTATAGTTATAGCAAATTTATAAGCATCTGGAACAATTTTACCCACACCATCAAGACTTATTTGATTCATCTGACCAACATTACTAACTACCATATTAGATATTACCGCTGCTGGTGAATATCTAATACCGGGTATTTTAACTGTAAATAACGCTGGTGGTGAAATCATAGTTGCAGTTTGTTGATCATGTAATGCAGACATTAAAAGTCTATTTCTTAATACCATATTAGCTTTAATTTGTTTATTGTCATTAGCAGTACCACCAATTGTGTTAAATAAATGAAAATTAAATGTGTATGTAGCAGGGGCCGAACCTTGCCAGATTCTCTGTTGATTAATATTTGAACCGGGTGCCTTTTGCATCGCCTTTTGTACATTTTGTATAGTTGTTGCTATAGTACCAGCAATTTCACCTTCCAATAATCCCTTTGATACATCCCATGTCTGTGATACATTATGATCATATTCTTCAAAATAAGGAAATATAAATCGTGCTTTAGTTTCTTTTGCAGAATACAATCCCTGATAAGGATTATCGGACTCTGATAATGTTTTAGATTTAGCTGCTTGTGTATACCAATAATTCAAACTTGCATATAACGTTGATACATCTTGTTCAAATTCAATTAATTCAATAACGGGTACATTGATTCTTTGTTTTGAAGGTGTTATAGTCCAAGGATAATCTTCTACAATATTGTAATTAGTGTTACCACCACTCGCACTATTCCAATTTTTACCATCTAAATTTATTAGTTGTATAGTTGACATATTATCCTCTTAAACTGTTCTGTAAAATCTTATTACGATAATCAAAAATTTCATCTCTTGAATGTGTTACATCTGGTTGTGCAGGTGAAGGTGCAGGTGCAGGAATTAAATTAGGCAACATTTTCAATTGATCTCCATTCACATTAAGAAGATTATTGAAAATTTCCGTGTGACTCTTTATTATAGCATTCTGTTCTGTCATACTAGTATTTAAAGCTTTTAATCCCTTTTCAATGTTTTCGAAGGTTTTACCTAATGCATCATCTTTCTTAGCATAAGTATCACCAGAAGTACGTTTGTATAATTTATCATCTTTAGCTGACTGATAAGTAACCGTCTTTGCCATATAATCATGTGCTACAAACTTAGTTGGAACTGGTGCAGTAGCACGTTCAGATTCTCTTTGTTGTTTAACCACTCTAATAGCATCTGTATATTTCTCTTCAATTTTCTTTTTATCTTCTGGTGATTCTGCACGAGCGTATTCAGCCTTATATCTTCTTACACGAGCTTCATCATCCATTGCAGCAATTCTATATTTCTCATGAATGGCTTCTTGTTGTTCAGGAGTTTTACCCTGTAATTCAGCCGTTTTAGATGTCATTAATGATTTAGACGTTTTACCCTTACTTTGAGTCGCTTCATTAGGGAATAATTCTTCATCCTTTTTGGTAGCATCTAATCCCATCATAGCAAACGCAAATTGAACCCACTTTGGTTGTTTTCTTAACCAACCAACCATCATCTTTTTAATTGGTGATTCACCTTTAGCATAAGCCTTTTGAGCACCTGAATCTATTATTTCATCTAAAAATCCTAACCCACCTAACATTCCACCACCTAAAGCTAATCCTATTTTGGCTAAACCCAACTCCCACTGACCACTAAATAAAGCACCAAACCCCTCACTAAGAATAATTAAATTACCAAGTATAGGTATATTTTTAGCCTTCTTCAAAAAGACATCTTTCCACCATTTATTCATTGAATCATTCTTGCGATTCTGCATACCACCAGCCTTAATATCTGCTCCAATATTCAACATATCAAGCATTATACTTATACCCATAGCAGCAGGGGTCATATTCCATCCGGGTATCATCATATTAATACCATTGACTAAATCTATTAAACCACCAACCCAATCTTGATTAGCAAATCTTTTAAACATGGAATAAAAAGATATTCCTGATGAAACAAAAGGTATTCTCTTTAACAAACTCTTACCAAGGGTGCTCCATATACCCTTTCCACCAATTCCAACAGCAAATTTCCAAACACTTTGAACAGTTTGTGTTGAAAGCACTTTACCAAAAATCGTACCCTTCTCAACAATCTTTAATAATATATCTTGTACAAAGGTACTCAACATATTTGTAAATCCTGTAAAGAATTTAGTTATTCCTGTGAATTTACTAAAACCACTTAAAACAGATTTACCGAAATCAGCAATATGTCCAAAGATACCTTTTGTTGCAACCATTACACGTTCACCAACACTTACAAATTCCTTTTGAGCCATTATACTATAACCCTTTAAAAAAACGTTAAGTTTAAGACTTGCTGCATTTATCCCAAATTTTACAATACCAACGATACCTTTACCCATAGCAGGGAATACTGATGGATGTAATAATCCAGCTATAATAATATCATCAAAAAGCTTTTTAATAGGAAAGAAATTTGGACTGTTTATGATATCACCAATTTTCTTACGATGAATCCACGCCATTATACCACCAGCCACCAAACTAAGAGTAGCAATAGAACCAGCAACCAATATACCCTTTACAAGTTTCCACGCCATACCCAATATAGTATCATCCACACCAGCAGGTAATACAGCATCTTTAGTTTTATTTACCTTATCCTTATGAGTTTTTTCATCCCACTTAGTTAATTCATCCAACGATTTCCTTGAAAATCCAGCAATCTTAACTTCTTGTAAATCTTCAAAAACAGTATCCTTTTTCTTTATTTCTTTATTGGACACCATTTCATGATATTTCTTAAACCAAACTGGTTCACCTTTATTCTTCATTTCATCAGGTGTGTTCTTTAAGGATAATTTAGGACGTTCCTTTGTTTCTACCGTTGTAAATTTAGCCTCTGGATTTAAATTGGCTTCTTTAATATTCCCTTTACCCTCATCAAATGTAGCCATAGGCTTCTTAGAAGCTTTAAAATCTAAGAAAGAAAGATTCCAATCTTTGAACTTCTTAGTAATCTTCTCAAAATTCTTCGTTAAGTCATTAGATAAATTCTCAAGTTTAGTCGTACTGGCAGAGGTAACAATACTCTTATTGTCAATCTTCAAATCCTTGAAAAGCTTCTTAATCTCTTTATCAACAGTCTCCTTGATGTTTACAGGTTCTGATTTGACTTGAAAAGCATCTTTAAGTTTCTGTTCGTAGTCTGTAGATATGTCAGAAGAAGAAACACCTTTGAATACATCAGAGATTTTAGATGCAAGTTCCTGTACTAAGGCAGGATTTTGATAAAACATCTCAGAAATGTAATTAGAGATGTCTAATTGCCCATCACCAGTTAAAGTGATGTCAGGAGTGTCAAAAGTTAGATTAATTGTACCAGTACTCATGTAATTATTTATAATAAAAGGTATTTTTCTACTGGATTCTTATTGGTGAACCTATAGTTTGCGCTGGTTTACCTTCTGGTGGATTCTCTCGACTCTGTTCATCATCGTACATAGAAAGAAATACCTCACGTTCAGCAGGGGGTAAATTCTCTATGTATTGTGAATCAAAACCCACTTTATGCGTTAATACATAAATGTCTTGAAACACCTGAGATAAATTCGAATTAAACAGTGTTTTTAAGAGAGTGTAAAAAAACTTGCATCAATTTTCAACCTCTCTTCAATTACTTTTCCGTTAAGGTTGTATTTAAATAACAAGATTTGTTCAATTTCTTTATTAACTGTACCAATATAATCAATTACCTTCTTGATAACTAGTGATGGCAATTGTCCCAAAATCTGTATACGACTCTTTACATCGATGTTTTTAAGATCAATCTCAATAGTAGTACCAGCTTCAAGATCGTGAATATTAATAACCTTGATATATTTCACCAATTCATTAATAAACACATTACCAATAGTTTCACGTAATTCACTCTCATTATTGATGTCAATCTGGTTATTATTCTTACGTAATTGATTCTCAAGATTAAATTCATCAGAAATGGTTGGTAATGAGCATAGAACGTCGAAGATGCCCTTATCATCTGTAACCGTAATAGGTGCTATCTTAGCATGTTTAAGGGCTTCTACAGCCAAATTAGCTAGGTCTACGGTCAAAGTAACAGGAACTTCTTTTACCTCAGTAGTTTCCTCATCCTTTTTAACTTCTGGTTTAGGAATATTAAAAGTAATCTTAAAGTCATTTCCAATAGATTTTGAACGCATTACCAAAGAGATGATCAACTTATCCATGATTGTAAAATCACCAACATTAAGTTTTTCAATACAATTCTCTTCAATAATCTGTTTCAAAGCAAAAATAAACTCAGTATTGTATGCAGGAGAGTCAATAATAGCTTTCAAAAGACGTTTCTGTTGAGAAGTATTGATCTGACGGAACATTACATTTCTATCCAAAGAAGGGATAAAAATCTCATACGCAAAGCCCTCGTTTGCACGATTCATAAGCTTTAAAATATCATTTACATTACCTGTTTTTGTTTGTTCCATAAGAATACTCCTATAATTATTTAACAAGGTGGGTTAAATTGCAAGTGATTACTTACTTCTTAGTACATCATTAGCAGGAGTTGGAATGTATACAAATTTAATCGTTTTACTTGGTTCTGTAACTTTAGTAGGATTTGGTTTAACGTTTCCAACTTGTTCTTTACCAGTTAAATGATCATTAGAATCAGGATTTGGTAAAATATTCTGTAAATCATGTAAACCATCAGGTCTATCATTTTGATCGATTGATTTACCACCTACAATTATTTCACCATGTCTGACATCATTTATAGGTGGATTTGGTCTGACTATATATGATAACAACGCATTAGGTTTAATACCATTTATACCGATTGCATCCTTTGAATCAGTAAATACAGGTTTATAAGGAAGATTAGGATCAGAACCCACAGTACTTATATTAGGTGTATCGTTCTTTGGAGTTGCAATATTTGTGTTTGTATAAGAAGGATTACCCAATTCTCTACCAACACCATTTTGTACATGATGTGTAGCATCGTCATTTCTACCATTTGGATTAAGTTTTTCAAGAGTACTTGTAACAGCTACATTTAATCCTTCAATAGCAGTATTTAAAGGTTTTGTAACAGTTTGTTCACCCTTAACAATCCAACTCAAGGTAGTACCGTCCACAGCACCTAAAGTGTTATTAATAGCGGTTTGTACCATACCGATTGCTTGAGTTTCATAACCCTTTAATTTAGAATCTAACATAGCTGTGAATTTATCCATAATTCCTGCTTTATTTTTTGTTGGGCCTTTTATAACACCCGCAGGAGATAATGTAGTCTCAGTCAATCCATTCATAATAGCATCAGCATAATTAATAGTTCTTACCATATCAGTTTCATTATTAGTTCTAGTTAAAAATCTACCAGTTATGTCGCCTAATTGATTTTCAGTTCTCATTATACTTTCAAACAAAGTACCTTCACCATTTTTAATGGTATCCATAGTATAAGTTTTAAACCCAAATTTAACTGTACGTAATGTTGGTGATGTGTCTTGAGTATAATTATATTCCATGTTATCAACATCCATAGGAACACAATCAGAATACGTGAAAATTTTTCTTGGTACAAATCCATTACCTGTGGCTGTTTTTCCAAATCCACCTGTTCCCCCGTTACCACCAATTCTAGTTAATGCAATCATAGTGATATTTGCTTTTAATTTAGACTCTTTTAAACTTGCGTGTGATACAGCAACCATCCAAGGACGTAAAACATAATCTACAAATGAAGTATTATTTTCTAATATTTTAACATCTAAAGTATTAAACGGTGTTCTACCCATACCCACAACACCTTGTATATAACCAGTATTCGTTGTACCAACTCTATTTAAAGTTCCACTATCACCAACCACACTAACGCCTTGGGCTAATAATAAATGTTTACCATTAAAACTATACTTATTCATTTCCTTTAAATCATATATAAATAAACCCTTTTCATAGGCATTTAAAACTTTACTTACATTTGCACAAACGTCTTGAAAATCAATATCGATAAGCCATATATCATTTAATGATATACCACTAAATTTATTTAAAGTCGTCGTTAAAAATTGGTTATATAAATTGTAAAATGCTGGATTAAATGGTGTAATAGCAGATTTTAAATCCATATTTTGATTCTGATTTTGAGCACGTTGTTCATATTTTACCCAATCAGGGTTTACTTTAACAGGAACATTATTTGGAGTTTCTTGAAATTGCGGAAAAGAATCAAGACCACGATCTGCTTCCATATCAAGTATAGGAGTAAATCCAGTATCCTTGAATAAGTCATTTGGTGTATATTGAACTGGTGTTTCTTTTTTTAATAGATTAGCAATATTCAAATTCGCTGGTATGAGACTTCTAATTGTTGTTGACATAATACACCTTTAAAGTATTTATAAGAAAAGACAAAAAAACACCGTCAAGTTATAAACCTAACGGTGTTTTCAATAATCTTAATGATGAACTTAAACTTCGTTCCACCACTGATATGCCATCGTAGCATCAAATTCTCTTGGAGCACCAGCACCTTGAATGTCATAAGATACTTCACCCAACTTGACAATATAAATACCCTTGAGTTCGTATGTACGAATTGCTGCAAGATTCTTATCAAGTAACTGTACGGTAGCAGTTTCCACTGGCACACCATACTTACCACTTGAGGTGTTGACATCAAACAACTCGGTCATCCAGGCACTTAATTTTGAACGAATATTATTCGCTTCATCTGAGTGGAATTTAACAGCCCATCCATCTGATCCTGTATACTTGACAGAACCTGGTACGTTAAATTGTAAACCCATATAATTCACAGCCTGATTGGTGATTTCTTTTCCGGGTAAAGTAGCGGTCTTAATATAGACCATATCATCAGTTCCAAGTGGCCCTAATGTTACCACACGAAATTGAAAGTCTCTAGCGAATTCACGCTGTTGAGCGATGTCATAGAATTTTTGGATGCCAAGTTCTGCCATAATTTTTCTCCTTATAAAGTGTTTCTTATAATTATTTAGTATTTTGTCCGTCAATTCTATCGCTTTTTAAAATATTTTCTAATTGCCATAAAGGTTGAAGATTGGTATAATGAAAGCATTTCTTTTGTTGTTCTGGATCACTTAAATCGAATGATGCACATGGTATAATGTGATCCATATTCCATTTATCTATACCAAAACCATAATTATCCCAATTCATACCATTATTGAACTGTTGTTCTAAATGTAATTTTAATTGTTCCATAGTACAACCTAATAAGTCTAAAGTTTTCTTACACTTATTTTTACCCTTTAAAACATGATGTAATCGTCTACGAAGATTACAAATTAATTTAAAATTTATATCATTAACTCTACGTTGTTTTTGTTTTAAATAAATCTCAGATTTATGATTTTCATAATATTTTTTAGTGAGTTTACTATGATGAGCTTTATTTTGCTGATACCATTCATCTCTATATTTTTCGTAATACTCACTGTGTTCTGTATAATATTTCTTACGATTAATATCCATATGTTCTTTATTATCTTGATAATATTTCTGATTTTTAATCTTTAATCGTTCTTCGTGTTTTAATCTATAAGCTTCAATATTTGGTTTATTATTTTTATCGTGACATTCTTTACAGATAGTTCTATACTTATTCTGATCTTTTCTAAAATAAAATTCTGTAGTATCTTTTTCTAATTTACATCGTTTACATATTTGTTTCATAAAATTTATTTATACCTTTCAAGTTACGAAAAAGACGAGCTTTTACACTCGTCTTTCTCTTTTTATTAACCAGCCAATTCCTTAAAGTTAGCATCAGTACGAGTTGCATAGAAAGTACAGATGATGAACTCAGCAGTTCTAACAGGCTTCAAGTAAATATCCACAGCCAATTCATTGTTATCAATTGTTTGTGGGGTGTTATTCTTTTCAGAACAGATTAACAAGTAATCATAAACACCTTCATTATTCTTAGCCAAGTCGAATAAAGGCTTCAATGTGTTGATAACTCTAGTACGTGTAAACACAGTATTAGGTTCAGCAACGAAATATCTCATTGTCTTCATTGTAGCACGTTCCAAAGTCAAGAACAATCTACGTACATTGATTCTGTCAAAGGCAGAAGGCTTAGTTTGAAGAGTCTTTTGACCCCAAACTGTAATGCCATCACCAGTGAAGAACACTACAGGATTGATACCAATCTTATAGATAGCGTCCTGTTGTTTTTGATTTGTACGAACAGCAATGTTTGTAACACTTCTTACGATACCGTTGTTCAAGCCCATAGGAGCAGCCCAAGGATACAATAAAGAATCTAACTTAGCCATAATTGCGGCTTGATATCCTGAGAATGGCATCCAGATATACTTCTTAGCAGAGGCATCATAAATCTGTACCCAATTTGCATAAGCACAAGAATAACTAGAATTTGCACCATTATAAAGATTCTTCAATGGTGTCATAACATGTTGAGGGAAGTTACGACTCTTGCTATCCAATGTCTTACTATTCTGACCTTGTACGAAAATACCACGAACAGGATCGGAAATATGAAGACAATCTTTACGAGTATCTTGACAGAACGTATTGAATATGTTATATACCGTTCTATGAGCAGAGGCAAAAGGTCCAAGATTACCATCAGTTGAGTTGCCTAAATCACCCATGATATCAACAGTATTTCTAGCATCATCGAATACCATATCACCCGGAGGAGTAGCATCATATGTGTATGTCCAAATTGTGCTTAAACCACCATCAAGTACAAGGTCGATATCCATATCAAGAACACTATCAACAAGCAATAATGCTCTATCAAGTTTCTTAGGAATATCACCCGTATAAGTAGCAACACTATCGGTCTTCTTACATGGTTTGTAATTACCAAGAGGATTCAAAACCTTATCTGCATCAGTATTAATAACTTCCTTAACATTACCAATTTCAGCAATATTAGGGTTTACATACATATTAAGATATGTAGAATCAGTCTTAACTTTATCAGCAATATAGAAACTCTGAGTTGTCTTTGTAACTGCATCTGTACGAAGATCAGTAGCCATTAAACCACCAGCAAAACGTTCAACTGGTGTGAAATAAAGCTTGTTAGGATCATCAGCATATACTGATGTTCTCAAACGGAATACATAAACAATAAGAGAGTCATCGAATGTTGGATCACTAAAATCATAAGGGAAAGCAGTTTCAACAACTTGAGAAATGCTTCCGTTAGAATTAGAATCGCCAGTTAAGGTAAATCCAAGAACTGATGAAGCAAGAGGTGAAAGAACCGTGGTATTACTCTTAAAGGTGTTTACACCAAGAATTGAGTTATAACCACTAAGAATGTTATCCTTCATGGTTGAGTTATCAGCTACAACAACATAGTAACCCTCTTGTTTCTCGTCAATTGTGGTCTTACCCTTATTAACGATAATCATACCAGCGTTACCAATATTACCAATACCTGTTACAGCCTGTCCAGCAGTAGCGTTCCAAGTAATATTATTAACTTGTAAATCTTCGTATTGTGATTCGGTTAAAGGAATAACTGTAGGAGCACCAATCTCAAGTGAGGTTGTTGTCTGGAACATTGTTTCATTACTATAAGTGTAATTATACGTAGCAAAAATCTTATTTGCAGAAATAGATACATTTGAAGTAAGTGTCCAAGCACCTGTACTACCAATAACTGATGAGCTTAATGATGTAAATTCTGGAGCATAACTACCAACTGCACTACCAATATAAAATGAAGGTGTAGGTACACCATTTACAGATAATTTATTAATATCTGCAATAAATGTTGGCAAAAATCCAGCAAAAGCCACATTAGCAGATGTTGCAGAACTTGAAGTAAATACTAGTTCATCTGTTACTGTAGCGGTAAGAACTGGCGTTAAACCTGTCTTAGCCATAGAATAGCAAAGAGCAGTATACTCACCATCGAATCCAACACCAGTACCAGAACCATAAGGTAAACGGGTCGTATACAATGTTGCAGGTGAATTCAAAATTTCTGCGGCTGCATTATAAAAATAACGTTCAGCAGGATTAGTAGGACCAGCATCAGGTCCACCGAAATAAATGTTGTCTAAATCTTCCTTAGAAGAGATTAACAATAATTCGTTTGTTGGGCCTTGACTTGCAAAACCGTGTAATAACACCTTAGTTCCAACTGGTGTATTAACTCTCAAACTTAAATCAATTTCTTTAATTTCAACTCCCGGGCTGTCTATGGTTCTCATATTTTGTTTTCTCCTTATTTATAAAATCAGTAAAGTTTTACTAAAACTCATTCTTTTCAATTATTTAGTTTTTTTAAAACCGAATCCTTTGTTTTTCTTCAAATTATCTTTCCACCATAAAGGTTGAAGATTTGTGTACCAAAAGGCAATTTTAACTTGTTCGGGATCAGATAAGTCAAATACACGTAATGGTTGAATATGGTCAAAATGCCAACCAAACTTGCCATGATTTTCCCATGTCATACCATCTTTAAACTGGTTTTCTATATATTCTTTTAATTTTAATGGTGTGCAACCTAAATAATCTAAAGTTTTACGATCTTTAATATATTTATTACGTTTTAATACTTGTCTAATACGACTACGTTGACTACCAATACATTTCTGAATTGGATCAGTATTTCTTCGTAATTTATTTAATTCACGACGTTTTTCTCTATTTTTTCTCTAGACTTCCTCTTTAATTCATTAACATGATCAGGCATTTCTTCACGACGGGTTCTTGCATACTCAGATTTTTCTTGTATATGATTTAAATAATATTGTTTATTATACACATTACGATGATTATTATCATTTAATCTAGCATTATTATCACACCAATATCTGATTAACGCTTTACTTACATTAAGTATATTACCAATTTCACCATAAGATTTACCTTCTTCTCTTAGAGTTTTTGCTAATATCTTTTCTTCATTTGTATGTATTATTTTCATGTTGGTGGATCAACTAAACTCACCTGCACCTGACCATAAGCAAAATCAAACGAACAAGGGATATCTTCACTACTTTGATAATCGTAATCAAATCCACCTAATTGCGTAATAAATGCATGTTTATAATCAAATTTAATTATATTCACATTATATTCATCTTTAGCATACAATGTCATAGTTGTTTGATATGCATCGTATGGTTTTTGCATTTTAATTTCTTTATAGCGTATTGGATTATTTTTCGAGTCTTTTCTCATAGCATCAATAACTTTTTGTGGATCATTATCAAATTCTGCAAATCTAGGGTCCATACCACTTGTATCAGGATTATTTAAAATGTATAACCACTTCCAGAGGTAAAAATAGTTATTATAACGGTTATCAATTGTAAATTTAACCTTTGTTGTAGGATATCTAGAACGTGTTTGACTAGTAATATGCATAGTTTGTCCCATAAAACTCATGGGAATTTCACTAATAGTGTGTGTAGGTAGATTTATACTAGCTACAGAATATTGCATACTATCTTGATTTAAAAAATCTTTACCACGTTCACAACGAGTTAATTCATTTAATAAAATTGGTGGTGTTGTAATAATTAAAATAAATTTATCAATTTTTGACTTATTGAGTACTGTTTGTGGTGTATTTTCTAACATGATCCATTTCCTTTGAAGTATTTAGCTAAATAATTAGAAATAACAATGAAAACATTCAAACAATTTATTTTAGAATCAGAAGCAGATGTAAATGAGCGTTGGTTAGAACTTCGTAGCGAAGAATTAGCGAATATTATTGGAGAATTTAGACACAGAAAACCAAATACAACACAAGGTTGGACAGTTGTACCAGCAGCCAGATTGATTAAAATTTGGAATGATTATGCCAAAACAGGGGTAATTCGTGATACTAGAGGTTTAGATGTAATCGTAGATAGAATGATTAGAAATACAATAAGATTGAGTATAAATACAGAATTATTAGGACATACCCAAAACGAACCAAAATATCTATTTGATGAATATGATGATGAACACCCCATGACACCAGAAGAAGATGAAGCTTTAGGTGATTTTATTGTAGATCAAAATGGTGCTTGGAGATTAAGTGATTATGGTTTACCAAAATTAGGGAAAATTTTATTTTCACTTATGTCAGCTACAGGTGATGTTGAGAAATTGTTATTGGTAGATCAGATGCTTAATGTTGTCCACGCTAGATCAGATTTAGCTGGTATGTTTGTAGAGGGTGGACAAAAAACCTTGAATAAATTAGCGAGTTAATATGAAAACATTCAAACAATTTATGCTAGAGAGTCAGAATCTATCTGATGAACTATTCCATATGAGAACTCGTTGGAAAGAAATGGGCGTAGATGTCTATATCCATGCAAGAACAGATGAATTAAATTTATCAACTATTAAGGTAGATAAAGATAAACGTGGACAAGGACTTGGAACTACGGTTATGAAGGAAATATTGGATTTTGCACAAAAACATAACTTGAGAGTAACTTTAACACCTTCAAAAGATTTGGGTGCAACATCTGTAGGAAGATTAGTTAAATTTTATCGAAGTTTTGGGTTTGTACCTAATAAAGGAAGAAATAAAGATTATCGTATAAGTGATACTATGATTTGGACACCAAAAGGGATAAATAATTAATATGAAAACTGACATGAGACAAAACGAATTTTACAAGAATTATAAAGAAGTAATTGAAGAAGACTGGAAATCAACTTTAGGTAAAGGTCTTGCAATGGGCGCAATAGGAGCATCAACGGCTTTAGGTGGAATGTCTGCACCGCATACTAAAGAAGTAAATAGAAAAGAACTCAGCATCATTGATAATCAAATAAAACAAAAAATTGATAACCTTATACAGGCTATTGCACAACAAGAATCAGGGCATTTAAATAACCCTAATTATGCCGTTGGTGATAATGGTAGAGCATTTGGAAAATATCAAATACATGTGGAAGTAATTAAAGATGTTAATAAAGTATTTAAAACTAATTATAAACATAAAGATATGTTTGATCCATATAAAGCAGAAAAGGTTTTAAAATTATATCTAGAACATTATGGTAGAATATTCGTAAAAAAACACAAAAGACTTCCTACAAATAAAGAACTTGCAGCAATATGGAATGGTGGACCTAATGGATATAAGAAAAGTAAAGCAAGAATTTATGCAGATAAAGTATTGAAGTTTTTAAATGTATAATAGGTTACAAACTTTTTAAGGGATTAGACTAAATGATGAAAAAGGAAATAGAATTAGAGATTGTAGCACAAACGCTCTATGCTGAGGCGCGTGGAGAAGGGGAGGAAGGTTTAAGAGCAGTTGGTACGGTTATTATGAATCGTTCTAAAACTCACAAACTACCCTTATCCAATGTGTGTCTACAACCTAAAGCTTTTTCTTGTTGGAATTCTGGTAGCACAGATATCCCAATTGATGAACCTGATGTCTATGAAATTTGTGTTCAAATAGCTGATGAAATGGTATCAGAATTATTTGAACCTTATCCATTCAAACACATCAATCCAACTAATTATATTACTGTAAAATTATACAATTCTAGAAGCTGTCCGACTTGGGCTAAAGATCAAATAGGCGAAGTAGTTGGTAATCACATCTTCTTCGAATTGCAATACTGGTAATTAACGTAATTGATTCTGGTCAAACATACTCCAGCCATCGCATAACATATCTTCCATTTCGATATTAGTTCCCATACCACTTTTAGTACCAATAAATACTGGTGTTAATTCATCATCTCCATAACTTCGTTTATATTGATCTAATGCAAAATTAGCATCTTCATCATAATAACCTTTTGAAATTTTTAATGGTTTACCATTATCATCATATTGAACAACTTCAAATATACTCTCGGCAATTACATTAAATAATGCGAATAATGCCCACACTAAAGCCATTACCCTATCATCATAAATACCAGTACTACTTATTTTACTCCAAGTACCATTAGGACGCTTTGTAAAGGTTTCCAACTCTTGAACAGTAGCTACATCATATAAACTTACGGCTTTAAGTGAATTCATCCAATAACGCATATTAGATACACCATCATACTTAACATTTGTAGAACTAACAATACCCCTTTTCTCATAATCAATAGATTTATCAGAACTATAAGAAACAATACGTTCATAATTATAAGGAGCATTTGATAAACCGTTTAATATCTCACCTCCCATATTATTGCGTTCAATTAATAGATATGGCATACCCCACTGTTTAGCAATACTGAAAATTTCTCTAGTAAAAGTAGTCGTATCAACATATTTATTATTGTACACGAAGACTTGTTTAATATTCGTAAGATCGGTAATATCTAAACCTTGAATACAAGATGCCGCACTACCAACACCATCAGCTACGTCAACACCCATTACATAAATCTTCTTAGCATCAGGAGTTTCCCAAACTTTATATTCAGGTGAATTAATAATGTCAGGAGTTCGTGTATATGATCTAAGCTCCTTCAAAAAGGCTCCATCAATAGCACTTTCACCAGTTTCCAAGAACTTACAATCATATTCTTGATCCCATTTTTGTAAATCACCATTTAAGTCAGAAAGTGCTTGTTTTTTGAAAACAGCATCTCTACCAGGGAATTCATCCCACTTAATCTTCTCATGATGCCATTCATTTTCGTTACGTTCTGCTCCTGAATAAGCTTTATAAAAGAAGTTACCTGTTCCATTGGCAGTAGAAATCATAATTACCTTGGAATTCATAGAAGATGAAATAACAGGTAAAACAGATGTAAAGAATTGTTCTGCCATATGACCTTCAACGTGGGCAGCTTCATCAATCAACAATACATTAATAGCAGAACCACGACCAGCAGATGATGCAGTTGTACTTACAAAGATACGACTATCATTACTAAACACCATATTAGTCTTAGCATAGTCTTTAACTCCGGGTTTTAACCAGTTAGGCAAATATTCATAAGCTGTTCTTACACGACCTAAGATTTCGATAGCTGTCTTTTCCTTGTTAGCGACAATTAAAACACTCTTATCCTTCTGGAAACAAGTGTACCAGAGTGCGAAAATAGTAATAATGGTAGATTTACCAATCTGACGAGAAGCTAATAATACAACACGATTATGTTTTGCGAAGCTTTTAAGTACTCTTTTTTGGGATTTGTACAATTTAATAACTTCTTTACCACGATCCAAGTTTACGATTGTGAAGAAGTTTTCGGCAAAGTAGACAATATCTTTTCTAGCTTTGTCTAACATTTTTGTACGTTCAGGTGTCCATTCACACTCATAATTACCTGTAGGAAGGTTCTGATTATTTAAATAAAATTGATTTGATTCTGTTTTTTCCATTGATTTAACTCTCGTTTTCATAAATATTTAGGTAAAGTAAATACAGTTTGCAACTTTTTTTATGAAAACGCTTGAAAATAAAGAAAAATTAAGAATTTGTCGTCAAAATTGGCGATTAAAAAATAAAGAACATATCAAAAAATATAATAAAAAATATCAAAAAGAACATCCAGAATATTTTAAGAAATATCAAGATGAGCATTCTGAATATTATAACGAACAAACAAAAGAGTGGAAATTACATAATAAAGAACATATTAAATTATATAATAAAAAGTGGCAGATAGATAATCCTGATTATCAAAAGAATTATAAAAAGGAACTTCGTAAAAATAATCCAAATTTTAAATTGTATAGTAATATGAGAAGTGTGTTATGGCAATTTTTAAAATCTGAAAAAACACTATCCACAAACGAATATCTTTGTTGTACACAAGAACAACTTTGGACTTATTTAGAAACACAATTCAGAGATGGTATGACTAGAGAAAATTATGGTTCAATATGGCATGTAGATCATATAATACCACTACAATTCTTTATAGATAATGACCTTATGGATGAAACCAGTAAGAAGATTGCTTGTCATTATGGTAATTTACAACCGTTATTTGCACAAGAGAACTTTTCAAAAGGCAATAAAATACCAGAAAAGAAGAATTTTAATATTTTTTATTGAAATGATTATAGAAAATACTAAATATTTGAAGAAATAGGAGAAAACAATTTATGGACAAAAATAATGACGCATTGGCAGCAGCTTATGGATTAGTATTAGAAAGTAAAGATAGTACTACAGTTGGTAATCTTAAAGTCGGACAAACATTTGATGGTGCCGATAAGAAAGCCAAGGACGAAACAACGAAGAATGTAAAGCTAGACAAGCCTGTAGCTGGACCTTCCCAAGGCGACTCAACGGTTGCTGATGGTAAAGGTAAGCCATTGAAGAAGGCTGAGAAGAAGGTTGAAGAGAATAAGGGAATCCCAACCACATTTGATAAACTTTACGCTTCTGTCTTAAATGAAGAAGAAGGTTTGGGTGATATTGCTCCATCAACTGATATCGAAGATTCTTCATTTGATGAAGATACTGGTGACTTTCCAGAAGGCGAACTTGAAGATGAAGAAGGTCTTGGAGAAGAGGGTGCCGAAGGTTTTGATGCAGTCGCAGCTTTCAGTGAATTAGCAGCCGCTATTCAGGGTATTGCTGACAAACTTGCTGGTAGTTCTCCTATGGGCGAAGAAGGTCTTGGAGAAGAAGATGAGTTTGGTGCAGAAGGTGGAGAAGAAGGAACCGAAGAGGATTTTGGTGCAGAACCTACCGCTGAAACACCTTTCAAGGAATCCGCATCAATTGGTAAAATCCCTGCTCCTACAACCCCAAAGGTTGCTAAGAAGACATCATTTAACCCAAAGATGACAAAGACTCCTAAGAACAGTATTGGTAAGTCTGGTGCTGGTAAAGCTGGTCTTCCCGCTGGTAAAGATCGTTCAGGAACACTTTCAAAGGCTCCTGCAACCAAGTTTGGCCCTAAGATGAGTCAAACTGTTGGTGGTGCTGGACCAATCGCCAAGGGTGGTAACGAATCCTTAATTAAGTAAAAAACAAATTAAAAACAAATGTTTTAAGCCCCACAATAAATGTGGGGTTTTTTGTTGGTGGAATTCTGACCACACAATGATAAATACTTATACATGAAAACATTTTCCGAATTTATCAACGAATCAGCCATAGACTTACCAAAAAATAGTCTCGATCCTACAGTCTTCGATTTCTTTGATGATAGATTACCTGTACTTAAAGCTGGTATTAAATACCAAATAGCCAAAGATGTTGACGTTATCGAAGAAATTCTTCATATAAAAAGATTCTATATCGTAGGAAGCATCCTCTCACGTAAATATTCGAAAAATGCCGATATCGATGTTACTGTCGAAGTAGATGAAAGAAATATCGACGAAATGCTAGAAGCTAAAGCTTTTAAACTCGTAGAAAAAATGAACGGTAAATTAGCCGTTGGTACTACACATCCTATTAATTACTACATCTTTGTAAAAGAAGATGAAGAAATTGAAGAAGGTCGCTTCGAAGGTATCTATGACGTAATCAATGACAAATGGATCAAACAACCTAAAGACTTACAATTTAATATCAATAACTACTTAAATAAATTTGAGAACACTGTTTCAAGAGCAGATTTAATGACAGCAAAACTTCGTAGAGATATTATCGACTTTAAAGAGCTAACCACATTTTCTAAAGATGAAATTAAAGACTTACACGAATTACTACAGATCAAACTCTATAAGATTAATACTGATATCGAAGCATTGATTGATTTTAAGAAAACAATTAAGCGTAAACGTGATGAAGCCTTTAACCGTCCATTAGACCCTGACGAAATTGAGAAATTCCAAACTCGTAATCATCTTCCAGATAATGTCGTATACAAAATGTTGGAAAAGTATTACTATTGGGATTTTATTCAACGTCTTGAAGCAATCATAGGTGAAGATGCCAAACTCACTGCAAAGGATGTACGTAAAGTATCACACGCAGAAAAAGAATTCATGGAAGAAAGTTTTAAAACACCTAAACAAACAGATGAATTTTACCAAGCTAATCTAGTTGTATTTGGTGCTTATATGGCTGATACACACGAAGTCATTTTAAAATTAGGATTAAAACAACATTCTCATATGAGTTTACATTTTCCGATCTATAATCAGAATTGTATAATGTTCAGATATTTACCTTCTACCCAAACTATTTATTGGTGGTTTAAACGAATGTCACCTAAAGCAGGATTAGTTGCCGCCAAAGAAGCTTTAGAGAAAAAGGGATACAAGGTTCGAAAACAAGTAGATATGGATGTTGGGAGTGGTTATGAAGACACTCATAATAGAGTTGAGGTTAAAGGTGATTCAGAAGATCGTACACTTATGCCTGAATCTTTCAAACACTTTATGTTCTTAGAAGACGCTAAACCTGTTAAAGCTAATGAGA